TGTTTCATTTCTTTCCTTTTTTCTTTTTAGGTTTTAGTTTAACTATATTTTCATCTTTTTCTATTATTTTTTTTGGTTTATCAGTTAAAGGTTTAAAACCTCTTTTAGTAAAATGATTTATATTAGCTTCGTATTGTTCTTTTGTTCTAGTAATGGTTTTTTTTCCATTTGTTAATTTTATATCCATAATATCTCCTGTTATATCCTATGGCGAGTTTCCTCGCCATAGAAAAGTAGTTATTAGTTGATTACTGATTCTCCAAGTATTTCTACACCATAAGAGTCATGTAATTCGCCAACTCCGTAAACTGCAGTTGCTACGATTTCATCTGCTCTTAAAGATGCATCTCTTTGAGTTTCAATTTTCAAGTCTTGCATCATTGCTAAACCTAAAGCATCTTGATGGAACATACCACCTTTACAGTTGTCTGTGTCAGAAGTTCCATCTACATTTGATGTTTCAAAGATTCTTGCACCAGCAATATTTCCGATATATCCTGTTCTTAATGCTTCGTTAGTCAAGTCATTAGGATTTGGATTTACGAAAGTATTAGTCAATGCTTTTTTAACATTGTAAGCTACTTTTGGGTTAAGAACACAAGAATAACCTGCTGGTACTGCCGCTTGTCTTAAAGTTGCTGATGATTTAAAAAGTGTATCAACAGTTACTTCTGCTCCAGCACTACCGACAGATGTTGAAAATCCATCAAATAATGCAGTTAAGTCTGTGTCTATTTTTTTTGCAATCGCTTCTCCAAACAGTTTACCAATATCTGCCGCAACATTTCTTGGTGCCGCATTTCTTGCTAAATCTGTTAGAGTAGTCATAATTCCATTTTCAGATGCAGTTATTGTAACTGAACTTGGATTGATTGCTGTGTTAGATAAATCAGAAGCTTCTGATACTGCCGCCGCAGAAACTGCAGAGTAGATCGGAACTTCAACTGACTTTCCACCACCACTTATAGCATAGTTCTTTACAAGTGGTCTCATTACTGATCTTTCACTTGCTACGAATAATGCTTCTGCAACAATCTCAGTGTATAGTTCCGAGAGTGTTGACGATGTTGTTTCGTTTGCCATTGTTATTTTCCTCTATATTTATTTGTTTAAGTTAATTTGAGTAGGTTTTGAATCTCGTTGTTTGCGATACTCAGCATATTTAGCACGGTCTTCTGGCTTACTCATATCTAAATCCTGAATATTAAAAGGTTTTACAGTTTTCCCCTCAATGCTACTCTGACTCCCTGTACCAGACTTAGACCCTTGCGAGAAATGTGGGTTAGCATCTAAAAACTCCTTGACTCTTTGTTCAATCGTAAGTAGTTCTCCTTTTTCGTTATACCTAATATTTGAATTATTATCAAGTATTTCTATACGATTATCGTCATTAAGTTTTATATCCCTTTTTAACAAATCAACAACTTGCTGTGGGTTAATAGCATTCATTTTAGACGCAACAGATAATACTGAATTGTCAATTCTTTCTTTCTTAATTTCGTTTTTATATTTAAGAATTTCAGTATTTTTTTCAGCTATTCTCTCTTGCATTAGCTTTTCAAGTTCAGCTTTAGATTTAGCTTCCTTAATTTCTTTTTCTTTAAGTGCTTCTTCGTCTTGCTTCTTGATTTCTTCTAATTGTTTATCGTGTTTTCTTTTTTCAGCTTCTAATCTTTGTTTAATTATATTATCTAGCTGTTCTTGTGTAAAAGAATTTATTTTTGGTTGTTCTTTTACTTCCTCTTTAACTTCTGTTGTAGCTTGAACATTTTGTTCTGCTGGTTCAACAGTTTTATTTTCTTCAGACATGTTTTCTCCTTTACATTATAAGTTTACCGCTACTGTCATACCAATCAGGATTGACATAGCTCCATTGATGACGACAATTATAACCACCACGAACTATTAAAGGGTTTCCAGACTTCTTGCCTTTCCAACCTCTACTACTCCATAGTCGTTTGACTTCATCAATTGTGAATAGTCCATTCTTTCGTATATCATAACCACCACTTCTTACAACCCTACAAAAATCTCTACTTGTTGGTATTAATGAACCTTGGTATTTCAAATATGTTAATCCAGCATCTTTAGACTTTGCAAGGTTAAGTTGTGCGTCAAATTCTCTTAATGAATCATTTAATATCTGCCCAGCATATCGTTTCATATTTTCCCCAGCACGATCACTAGCAAATTTAGATTGTAATACTTGAATATTGTTGTCTAATTTTTGCCTTAATTTCTTTCCAGCAATAGAGTTTCTTCTTATTTTTTTAAGTTTAACTTCATCTTTTTTAATACTATTAACTAGCTTATTAACTTTCTTATCATCTGCTCTAGCATAAATACCATTAATAGTTTGTCTTAAATCCTTTTCTAATTCTACAAATTCTACACTCGTTAATGTAGATTGATATATTTTTTCAGTTAATCTTCTAGTCATAGTATTAGATACATCTTTAAATTGAGTAAATGTTTGTCTTTTTAAATTAGTAATTAATGTTAAATCAGCATTAGTTAATTGTTGAAATTCTTTTGCTACCTTTATTCCTTTAAATGCTTTTTCAATTCTTTTAGCTTGTTTATTAAATCCCTCTCTTACAACTGTATCACTCCAAGCTAAATATTCCTTTTCTAGAATCGTTCTAATCTTTGGTTGCATTGATACTGCTATTTTTAAATCAAACAATCTACCTAAATCATCTGTGGGTAATGTTCTACCAGCAAGACTTGTTATTTGTCTTTCAATGTTATCTAAAGTTTTAATTAAGGATTCGTAATATTTGGCTTCGGCTAATTCAATAGACCTAATTCTGTAATCTGCAAAATCTTGAATAATATCTGACATTCATTAAACTTCTTCTTCCTCTACCTCTTGATCTTCTTGTTGAGGTTCTTCTTGGGTAAATTGCCCAACTTCTTTATTAGCATCTATTTCATCAAATATTTCTCCAAGTTTTTCATCATCATCAACTACTGCTCTTGCTATTTCTTTGTCTATTTCTTTATTCAAAGTAGAAGATGGTACATTGACAGCTTTAGCTTGTTGATAAAATACTAAATCACTAGCATAATCTCTTATGTTAAATGAATCAGGATAATTTATTTCTCCATCAAAGTTTGCATTTTGATATTCTGCGTATATCTTAAATATTTGTTCTTCAGCTAATTGTAGGTTGTCAGCTTTTTCAGATAGTCTTGCATTTAATAATTCAAATTCAGTTTGTAATGCTATTCCACTTGATACTTGTGTTTTAGTTGTTCTTACTGCTCCTGTGTGTGCTATTCTATTAATTGAATCAACTTTTTTAGTTATTGAGTCCATTATTGAAGTTAAATTTTGTCCTGATGGTTGTAATAGATATGGTTTTAAATTTGGTTCCATTTCTTCAGGCATTTCTATAATAGCACCAGCACCAGCACTAGCATTTACTCCATTTGTTTTAACTAATGATGGGTGGTTGGTTAATCTTATTAATTGTTCTATTTCACTAAATTCATTATAGATAGATTTTTGTAAATCAGCAATATCTGTAAGGTCAGATTGACCAATGCCTCGTTTATGTGACTTTGCATTGTATAAAATAACTGCTGGTATTTTGCCAATCTGATTATCGGCAGTATCTATCAAAACAGGTTCAGCTCCACCATCTGGAACATAAATAGTATCAACTACATCTTCGTGCCAACATCTAAAATAAGTTCCGCCACCTTTATCAACTTCTTCCCTAATCTTTAAATAATCTAAAACATATTTTCCATTTGGTAATCTTTTATAATTCCAATCAAAAACATTTTCAGGAGTAACGATTGATAGGTAAGGTCTTATATCTTGATTAAGTTCTTCTGCCTTTGTATCAGTTTGTATTTTTGGTTTATCTAATATTAAAAAACTATGTCCATAAATAGACGCATAATTTTGTGCTTGTTTAATAACACTTGTAAAATTATTACCATCTAAATCAGCATCTTTTAAGAATGTTTCTAAACTAGCTTCATCTGCCATAGCACCAAAATCTCTACTAGCTTTTACTCTAAATAAAAATGAAGAATAAATTTGAATAATATTTTTACAATGATTATCGCAAGGTGTATTGGCAAGTCTTTGATTAAACTCTTGGTCTAATTCTAAATTATATCTATTTAAATATTGTCCCATCATATAATCATAGCCACCATTATAGGAACGAATATAATACTCCCAATTTTTTATATTTTGCTGAAAGTCTTTGTGAGTTGTTAATGCTTCTTCCCTAGAGTATGCCATATTACCTTTGTCTTATATTCCATCTTTGAGGTTTAAATGAAGTTGGATTTGTTATTAGTGGTTTAACTATTTCAACTAAATATCCAATTGCGTCATTCATGTGGTCGTAACCTTCTTCCTTATCAGGAATATTTGTGTTTTCCTTGTATATTTGTCTTTGTAAACCTTTTATCATAGTTTTGCAAGATTGCGATACAAAAATATATCGTTTTCCATCAGCAGACTTCAATCTTGAATTAACTGCATTGACTCTATCTCTAATAGGACTGTGTCGTATTTTACATTTAACATTAAACCCAGCATTTTGTAATATTGTTAAATCAGTTTTACCACCAGCAGAAGTTTTTCTTTGCCTACAAGCTGGGTCAGGATAAACAAAAATTCTTTGTTTGCTTCCATATCTATCCCTTATTTCTTGTACCATTTCATCTGTATTACTTGAATAAATAATAATTTCATCAACAAAATGTATATTATCTTTATCTATTTGTGCTACTGCGGCACTCATTGGGTCAACATTGAAATCTAATCCTATGTGTAATGGTTTTTTCCAATCTATTGCTTTTGGCTTAACATTATCAACAGCATGAAAGTTATAATATACAGCACCAGCATAATTTTCAAATGTACCCTCAAACTCTTGTCTAAATGTTCTTAAATCTAAATCTTGTTTAGCTTGTTCTATTTCTTCCTTTGAAACTATACCACCTTGCAAAGTAGTGAATTGAAAACTATCCCATTCTTGTTCTAACTTTCCTTTTTCATACATACGATAACTCCAATTACCATATCCTTTAGGAGAACCACACATTAAAACATCGCCCTCGGTATCAGCAATAGATGCTCTTAATACTTCTGTCCATGCCTTTTCATCAATGTCAGCAAATTCATCTAATATTAAAAAGTCAATACAAACACCTCTTAAATAGTCATAGTTCTCGCAACCTTTTAATGATATTGTACTGCCTGTTTTTTTAACTCTTATTTGTAAATTTGATTCGTTAATATTATCTATCCAATTAAATTCAGATAACATTTGTTTTAGTTTAGACCATACTATTTCTCTAGCCATTTTAAATGTTGGTGCTACATACCATATAGTCTTATTAACTTGTGTAGCATATTTCATCATTTCAGTAATACAAAGATAGGTCTTACCAAATCTCCTACCTGATACTAAAACTCTAAACCTTTTATTTGATTTACTTACCTTATGTTGTGGGTTTGTTAGAGAGATCTTCATAGCAACCAAACTTTACAAATATCTTATGTTTGTTAATTTCTTCTCTTCCAATTTCAACAATTTTGTCATGTGATTTTGTATAACCATCTACCATACAGTCATATCCATCTTTATACAATATATCAAATGTTATAGGTGGCAAACAAGTTGTACCTTGTACTCCTACTGAACAAATAAACATCGTTAATAAATAATTCATTGTTCTTTGTTTCTATTTTTATAGTATTTTCTGTGAGTTTGAACTCTCCAAGTCCAATGAAAAATGCTTCTAGATATTCTACCAATCTTATCAATAAACCAATCAATCATAGTAATACTCTGTGTCATAAAATTATGGATATAATAACATATCCTTTGCTTCCTTTTTTAAATCTTCAATCTGTTTTGCTAATTTCTTATTATCTTCTTTTACTTCCTTAATTTCATCTTCATATTTTAAACATTTATTAATCATCAAGCTATCAGCTTCCTTTTTAGCTTCTTCTACTGCTTTAATCTTAAATAGTCTTAATTCATCATTTTCTTTTTTTAATTTTTTAACTTCTGCATATAAAGCTGTTTGGCTAGATTGATATGTAGTTATTTCAGCTTCTTTAGAGTCAATTATATTTTTTAATTGTCTTGTCTCATTTTCGTAAGTTCTATCTTCAGCATCTATCATTCTAATATTAAAGAAGTTATTTTCTTCTCCCCCATATATATTTCGATATTAGCTTTAGATTTAATACATTTATACTGAACTCTATCTCCAGCTTTTTTATCTCTCATTGCATATCTTTTAGCTTTAAGACATTTAGATAAACTATCTTGAATTCTGTGTTCCTTAATCTCGTGATCCATTATTAATAAAAGTGCAAAAACTGTTTCTATCATCTTACCTCCTCATTATTCCATTTTATAAGCAACCAAATTATAGATAAATAAATTAATCCTACAAATAAAATACTTAATATCATTAATTATAATTATATCCTGTATTAGTGTTTTCTAATTTTTTAAATAATTGTTCGTGTTGTTTCATAATTTCTTCGTCCATATCAAACATTTCAGACATTTTTTCTTCTGTATTTCTTACTTCAAATTCTAACTTCTCAACTTTAGTTTCAAGAATTGCTTGGCTAGTAGATAGTTCAAAAGTCCTAGACAACGACCAACCACCTAAAGCAATTAAAAGTCCTACTAATAATGTTAATATTTTTTCCATCATTGGTGGCTACCATTCTTTCTGACTTTATCTTTTAGCTTTTCAACATCAGACTGAAGTTTCTCAACCTGTTGTTTTAAAAATTCTATATTAACTTTATTGTGCATTCCTGATTCAAGTTGTAATTCTACTTTTTCTAATTGACCTGCCATGTGTTCTATTAACATAAATTGTTCGCTATCTGCTGGAAGTGAACCTAATTCTCCTCTTGGCCACTTGATTCTAAATTCTGTATTCTTTTCTAAATCTGCTACCATTAATTCTTTAGCAGTTTCTAGAGATATAATTCTGTTATTAATTTCACTATAAGTCCATACTGCTATTGCTATTGCACCAATTATCATAGCCAATGTTTTTAAATCTGTATGAAAGTGTGTATTTTCACTAATTGGTTTCATTACATTTCTTCTTTCCCCATTTAAAACTTTGTTTAATGGATTTAGTATTTTTTTCTTTACCATTAGAAGTTTCTCCTATTTCTAATGTTGTTGTATTAGGACATATACTAGGATTACTACAACCTGATAATCCAGCACCAAGTAATATAAAAAATAATAATATTATGAACCATCTATCATTAAACATTATTTCTTCTTCTTTTTTTTCTTCTTTTTAAACTTTCCATCAATCTTTTCTTCCAATGACGATACTTTTTCTTTGATAAGCACCATGTCTGTTGAAAGTGAGAATGTTCTTGATAGAGTCCAACCACCCAAAGCCAATAATATTGCCAATAAAGCTGTAATAAGTTTTTCATTCATTTTTACCTTTTAGCATAACAATTATTCTTTTAATACCTTTTACTAGAAATTTCTTAAAGAATTTATTGAAGATATATCTTAATAATCTAACGACTATTAAAATAGGAGAACTTAAAACATCAAATAATATCAATCCTAAATCAACTGAT